TTAGGCGGTCGAAAAAAAATCTGGAGATATTACTACATATCATTTAAAAAAAGATGACAAACCAAAAGGATCCGTAGTTATCTGGGAATACCCAATCCCCGAACCCCCATTCGGACTATACATTGGCGGTTGCGACCCGTATGATCATGACGAGTCGTTCACTAACTCGCTAGGATCGACGTTTATTTTTAAAAGAGTTAGAGCAGGAGAAGCTTGGAACGACGTGATTGTAGCAGAGTATAGTGGGCGCCCAGACACAGCGGAAGAGTATTATGAGAATGTGAGAAAACTTCTTACGTTCTATAATGCCCGACTGTTGTTTGAGAATGAACGTAAGGGTATATATCCTTACTTCACAAATAAACATTGCGACTACTTACTTGCTGATCAGCCAGATAAGATAATTACGGAGATTTTTAAAGATAGTAAAGTACAGCGCCGTAAAGGCTGTCATATGACAAAACAAATTAGGGCATATGGAGAAGGTTTGATACTAGAATGGTTATTAGAAGAGTATGAACCGGGACACCCTAATGTAGAAAGAGTATACAGCGAACCCTTAATAGAAGAACTTATAGAAAATGACGGTATCAAAAACGTAGACCGTCTGATAGCCTTGTGTATGGTAATGATATACAGGGAAGAGTTATACTAGGTAAAAGTGTCCGCTGCAAAAGAACAAAACAAACAGGTTGAACTCTTCGAGCTACCTCTATTCAGTCAAAAATGGTTTGATACTGAAGACAGTTGGCCACAAGATGATATACCGACATTTAGTTTTTAAATATGGTTAGAGTAGAAGACAACTTATATAATAGTTATTTCCCTCAACAGAAGCTCCCGTTGAAGAAAAAGGATGAACAATGGCAGCATGATTGTGTGAACTATATTATCGGCGAGGGAAATGTTTCGTCTGGCGGTTTGTCTCAGACGAGGCACGGAGAGATACAAACCTACTATAACCTTTATAATTCTATTTTTGATGAGAAAGACTTTAAACGTGTCACTAATCCGTTTAAGGTAGAGGACGGATTTCCCGCTACACCTCAAGATTTCAATATAATTAGGCCTAAGGTAGACCTCCTTATAGGTGAAGAGACAAAGAGGCCGATGAACTTCAGGGTAGTGAGAACATCGCAAGAAGCCGCTTCAGAATTGATGGACAAAGAGAAGGAGATGCTTATTCAATATATTATGGCATCTATTACTTCATAGATGGGTCCTGAGGAGGCTCAGCAGTTCTAGCAACAGTTATAGTCAGGTGAGATAATGCCACCTGAGGCTATAGCTAAGTATATGCAAAAGGATTATAAAGACGTTATAGAAAACACAGCATATCACACCCTCACATACCTGCGCGAGAAGCTAGGTATTGATCACGAGTTCATTAAAGGCTGGAAAGATGCTCTTATTGCTGCTGTTGAGATATACTACGTTGGTATATAGAACAGTGAACCTTACGTAGAGAGAGTAAATCCAGAGGAATTCGACTTTGATAGATCTCCGGATCTTGAGTTTATAGAGGACGCTTCGTGGTGCTGTCGTAAAATGAAATTGCCTATTGCAGAAGTATATGATAGGTATTACGATAAGCTCACAGAGAAAGATCTTAATAAACTCAATGAAATGGTTACCGGCAGAGTTACTAGAGACATGGGTGATAGAAGCCCTATTGATAACTTTGGCGGCGGCATTCAAATGAAGATATATGATGAGCCGTTCTTAGATACAAAGTCTAGGAATTCAATCAATGTGTGGCACTGCTGCTGGAAGTCATTTAAGAAAATATATTATGTAACATACTTCGATGAAGCAGGACAGGCTCAAGTAGAAATTATGGACGAGTCTTATAAGAAGACAGGACAGGAGATATCCGTTGAACCGGACTGGATTATAGAGGTTTGGGAAGGATACCGTGCAGGATCTGATCTTTATTTTGGCATTCAGCCTCTTGAGTACCAGCATGTATCAATTGATAACCCTAATTCTCAGAAGCTTCCATACTGCGGATGTGTCTACTCAGCTACCAACAGTAGGCCACGCTCTCTTGTCAGTATTCTGAAGCCGTTGCAGTATATGTATATTGTACTGTGGTATAGACTCGAGTTGGCTATTGCCCGCGATAAGGGTAAGGTAGTCAATATGGATATTACACAGATTCCAAAGTCCATGAACATAACCCCAGAAAGATGGATGCATTATCTGTCTTCTGTAGGTGTTAACTTTATAAACCCATATGAAGAAGGGTGGAACGTACCAGGTAGAGAAGGCGGAAAGCCTGCTACATTTAATTAGATTACTGCTCTCGACCTTACTATGTCGAACGTAATAGCTGAGTATATTCAGCTGATGGATAAGATAGAGCAGTTAGCTGGAACTATTTCAGGTATTACAGAACAGCGCGAAGGCGCTATTAGTTCTAACGAGCTAGTAGGTAATGTGGAGCGTAGTGTTGTACAATCTTCACATATCACAGAGCCTTTGTTTTGGGCGCATAACCAATGTAAGCGCCATGTGCTCAATATGCTGTTAAATACAGCTAAAGGTGTATGGGCACAAACAGGTAAGAAGAAGCTTAGCTATATCTTCGATAATGGTGAACGAGCTTATATAGACATACAAGATAAGTTCTACTATGAAGATATGGATGTGTTTGTAAGTGACACTTCTAAAGATATGGAGAACATTTAGAAGTTGCAGCAGCTTATTCAGCCGGCTATGCAGAATGGAGCCAGCCTCTTAGAGGCTGCTGAGGTTCTTACAAACGACAACTTCAACATCATCAAGCAGAAACTTCTGGAGATGCAGCAACGTCAGGATGACCTTACGCGTCAACAGCAAGAAGCTGAGCAACAGCAAGCAGTACAACTGCAGCAGATGCAGAACGAGGCTCGTGAACA